TCGATGAAGCGCCGCCACCCTTGGGCGGTTCTTGCTGCGCGGGCGGGGTGATCTTCTTGTTCGGATCAAGGTTGTTGTAGCCGCTGTCCGGGTCGGCGGCGATCTTCGCACGAACTTCTTCAGGCTCAACCACGCCAGCGGTGATGTAAGCGGCATCGGTCTCGCCATCCGACTTCCGAATGAGAGCCTGCTCCTTACCATTCATCGAGACGAGGTCCACGAAGTCGAAGGTGATGTCGTCGTAGATCTCCCCGAACAGATCCAGCATGGCGATCTTATCCACAGCCTCGAGCGGCTGACGGAACATCGCCTCCTGGCGGGCATTGACACGGTTGTTGTAGATGGTGATATCTGACTCAGCCGTGGTGGTAAGTCCCGAGGGCGACAAGCCAAACATGACGGACAGCGGCACCTTAGCGACGGTTGCCATGTGCTCCTGGGCCTGGGATACTAAATCCTTGACGCCAGAGAGTGGTGTGTTCTCCTTACCGAACTCTTCCAACTTATCGAGCATGAACACGCCGTTATTCTGCTGCATCGCGGTGAAGAACATGAGACGCTTCTTGAAGCTCTCATAGTTCTGCCCCTGCAGGATGCCATTCATATTCGTCTTGAGTGTCGCCGTAGAGAAGTTGCGCAACAGACGTCCAGCGCTGTCCCGACTACTGAGCCAGTAGTCGATGTACGGCTGAGCTAACTGGCTGAGCGACATACCGCTGAAGTTGAACACCGGCTTAAGCAGATCGGGCAGTGGCCGCGAGTTGAACTCCAACAGCCGGCTCGAGTGAACTTTCTTGCTGTACACGAACCACGACTCGATGACGTAGTAGCACGGATCCAGCGGATCACTGGCATTATACTCCGCAGGGTAGGTGGTAATCGGCTCGATGCCTTTGAACCGCTTGAAAGAACCCTTCCTGATCTTGCTTGGGTCCAGCGCGAGAGGAGTGACAAGCTCCTCATCTTCATCACCGAAGTCGGTGAAGAGCTGTGAGCGACCCATGTAGCCTTCGAACTTCCCCGCCCAGTTGAACCACTCCTTGACGTGCTTATCCTTATACCACGTATCAAGCTGCTTGATGACGTCGGTGCGGTCCTTGTTCGCCGATGACTTGTGCTCAATCCACTTGCGAGTCATCTCATCGACGGTGCAGTCGGTGATGTCCCGATACTCGTTGATTTGCAGCAGCTCGGTGAGGTAGGGGAAACCAGGAAAGCCACCCGTGCCGGCGAACATCCCGGTGCGACTATGAGGCCTCGGGCCGATCATGCTGTTGTAGGACTCGTCCATCGCGAGGATGTGATCGGCAGGGGCGACGTTCTTGAAAGGTGGGGTGTAGGGATGCAGGCTGAACTTCGGTTTCGGCAGCTCCAAGAAGGCGTTCTGACCTCGCTGGATCATAGCCATCGCGAGTGCACCATCATCGATGTTGAGCAGCTTCTTCGCGTACTCTTCCTGCGTCTCCACCAGCTCGTGGCGATCACGCTCACGGCGATGCTCAAGCTCACGCTCGTTGCGCCAGTTGCGGATCCACTTGGCTGGGTTGAAGGTCATGACTTCTCCTCGTGGTAATCCGCACGATGGGCGTGCTCATACATCTTCGAGACGTTGTTCTCTTTCTTGTACTGCATCTGTGCCGCACGGTGATCTTTGCCCGCCTGACGATGATCTTCATGCTTATCACTTTGCGCTGCCTTGATGGAAGAGCGATATGCATTGTCACCAAGCTCCTTGCCGGTGTACTGATTCGCATGCTCATCGAGCGTCATGCTCAGCGCAAAGTCCTCATCAGACCCGATCACGATGCTGCCGCGCACGTCGATCATAGCTCACCATTCATGGCCAGGGCCAGCAGCTCATCACTGATCTCGATCGGTCCCTCTCCGCCAGTCGCGTCTTCCATCGCACCGATGAAGGCATCCACGTCATCGTCGTGCTTCGCGTTGGGAAAGTTGCTGCACTGATCGATGAAGTCGGACTGCCACTCTTCCTTCTCCCCGTTGGGACCTTCGAGGAAGTAGATCATCTTGCCTTCGTGATACGGCGTGATGGTGTCAGCACGCAGCACCTTGTCCGTCGCGTGGATGACTTCAAAGATCGGCACACGAGAATCGCGACTCACCGCCTGCACGGTGGCCTTGCCTGACGCGGAGCCACCACCTTCGACGTTGACCTTGTTCACCACCGCCCACGCGTCGAAGAGCATCTCCACCTGGCGCTTCACATCGGGGAACTGCAAGCGATCTTTCCACACGTCCAGGATGTAAAAGCGACTCTTGGCGATGCCGAGAGTGACGCACGCCGAGTAATCATTCTGCTTCTTGACGCCCAGAGCCGTGTCCCACGTCTGCGTCACCATGTTGATGTCCAGCTGGATGTGCAACGCCCGACGCTCACGCTGCGTCATCTCGGAATAGCGCTTGTTCTGCAACCGGTGCCACTGCCAGTTGTCCTTCTTGAAGAGGTTTCCTTCCGCCGCCGCCGGACGCTGCTGATACAGGGAAGCCCACACCTTCGAGCCCACACCCGGCTTGTCGGAAGTCCCCAGCTTGATGCGCTCCAGCGCTTTCAGCGGGTAGCGTTCAGGGTGCAGTGCCTCACCCTTCTTGCGAAGCAGCACCTTGTCCTCATCGAACTCATCCTCTTCCGCGACGGCGGGGAAGCGAAGCACCTGATACTGCTCGCCGCCCATCTTCATGTTCGCGAGGATTCGGCCCACCAGGTCATCCTCGTGCCACCGAGTCATGATGATGATGATCCCACCACCGGGCATCAGGCGAGTGTAGAGTGTCGACGTGAACCAGTCCCAGATGCCTTGGCGAATGGTCTCGCTGCCGGCCTCCTGCGCATCTTTGATTGGGTCATCAACGAGGATGACGCGCGCCCCACGGCCGGTGACCCCGGCACCAACACCGGCGCTCTTGTAGATTCCCTTGTGATCGACGATCTCGAAGATGTCACTGTTGCGCAGATAGGAACCATCCGCCACGGTGCGGATGTTCGTGCCCCACAGGGTGGTGTCAGGAAAGAGCTCACGGTACTCTTCCGAGTCGATGATGCGCTGCACGTCACGGTTGATCGATGAGGCAAGATCACTAGCGTAGCTCGTAGCAATGATGTCCAGGTCGGGATACTTTCCCAGCGCAAAGGCGGGGAAGCACCGCGAAGCTTCCTCACTCTTGCCGTGACGAGGCGGTGCCATGATGATCAACCGCGGTGACTTCTCCGCCACCACGTCATCGAGGAACTTTTCCAGCGCCTCGCCAAGCTGCTTGTGGAACATCCCCGCTTTGTAGCCCTTGCGCGTGAACTGCATGAAGGGCACCAGGTGCCGGCGAGCGCGTTCACTGATGCAGTCCAGAAGCTCCAGTTTCTCCTCCCGGGTTAGAACCTTAGCCTGAAGGTCCTTCGGGGCCGCTGAGGGTGACTGGTGGACACTGGTGCTAGGTTTGCGGTTCTTCTTCCGTGGGCCTTTGGACCCCTTGCCACGCGGGCGGTTGTCGAGGCGAGGAGGTGCTAGCACCGCGTGCGTCATGATCCCAGCCTTTCGGCGATCAGCGCGTCAAGCTCTTCGTCGGTGAGCTGCTGCTTCTCCCGCTTGTGGCCAGCCATCACCACCTCGGTCTTGTCGCCAAATACGTTGCGCTTGCGACCCTTCATCAAGAACATGAGCAGCGTGTCACTGGTCTCGAGCACGGTGACTTCTTTCCGCTTCTTGGTCTTGGGATCTTTCACCGTCACCGGCCGTCCTTTGAAGAAGAGTTGACGCGGCGTTCCGGTCACCGCTCGGCGCCACGCCTCCTCTTCCGCTTTGTTGTAGCCGCGATCAAAGGCATCGTCCCAAGCAGCGGAGAATGCCGGATCGTCACGCTTGCGATCGTAGGCGCAGAACCGAGTGATGTTGGCAACGTCACAGGCCTTCGAGACGTTGGGCTCTTCCACCAGCGCATCGAGGAACATCTGCCACTGATCGTCGGTCTTCTTGACACCCTTAGAAGCGCCGGTGCGCTGAGTCTCAGTGGCGTGGTTGACCTTACGTGGCATCGGTGATTTTCTCCAATCGTTAAA